GAATTTATGGTTTTGTATATGATACTGGAGTTTATCTAGATGGAATTACTATTATTGCAAAAAAAATAGGAGACACGTAATATTATGTCAAGTATATTAAAAGTAGACACATTACAAGATTCTGGTGGAAACACATTAATAGTATCTAATGGTAGTGGAACATTAACAACTAATAATGTTGGTCTTGCTAATTGGTCAGAAAGTTCTGGAAATCTGTTACCAAGTAATGCTTCTTATGGAATTTATTTAGGAGTTAATTCTGCAACAGCAGCAAATCTTTTAGACGACTATGAAGAAGGAACTTTTACACCTGTATTAAATTTTGGAGGTGGAACAACTGGAATAACATATACTCAACAATTTGGTGGTTACACTAAAATTGGTAATATAGTTCATATTAAAATGAGAATTAAACTTTCAAGCAAAGGTTCATCTACTGGAGACGCACAAATAACAGGACTTCCATTTGCACCAGCAGATAATTTTACTTCTGTAAGTTTTGAAGTAGGTAAAGAAATTGATACTTGGACAGATATGGCTACAGCAAGTAATTATAGATATCAATATTTAGACACTAGCGTAATGCAATTAAAAAGAATTGATAGTAATGCTACACAAAGTTTTAACCAACAAGTTTCAAATTCGGATTTTAATGACACTTCTGATATTCGAATGACTTTTAGCTTTCTTACATAAAATATGGAAAAAAAATTAAATAATAGTAATAATAACAACACAGGAGAAAACACATGGCAATAACAAAAGAGACACAGATTGGTAAAATCGAAGTGGTCGGAAAACACAAATTAGTTCAGGTAAGAACTGATACTGTAATTATTGAAGATGGCAACGAATTATCAAGAAAGTATCACAGACATACTTTAACGCCAGATGCAAATATATCTAATGAACACTCTCAGGTTCAAGCAGTATGTAATGCAGTTTGGACACAAGAAGTTAAAGATGCTTATCAAACTCATGTTAATAATTCAGAGGATAAATAATGGCATTAACAAGATTAGGTGGAGCAAACGCAATAACAGGAGTAATACCATTAGCAAATGGTGGTACAGGTGCAACTAGTTTTATATCTGGAATTGAACAAGCAGATCAATGGTCAACAAGTACAGATCACACTTTTAGTTCTGCATTTACTGAAGAAGTTGTTACAGCAGGATGGGCTAGATTAACAAATGCAAGATATGGACAAATTGGTTCTGCTTTAACAGAATCATCAGGAGTTTTTTCTTTCCCCACAACAGGTATGTATAGAATTTATGCTATGATTACTTGGCATGGAAATAATCAAGCGAGTGGTAGTTGTTTTGGTACAATTCAAGTAACTACAGATAATTCAAGTTATAGTACTGCTGCATCTAGTTCTGGTGGTATGGATAGTGCAAGTAATCGTAGAGATTTTCAAGCAGCAGAAACAATTATAGATGTTACAGATACATCACAAGTAAAATTTAGAATAACTGTTAATACAAATAATACAAATACTACAATGGATTTTATGAGAGTTATTGTTTATAGATTAGGTGACACGTAGGAGTATAATAAATGCTTGGTCATACTTCTATATCTGCTGCACCAATATCTACATCATTCTTTAATCCGAACGTCACTGTTAATGTAACAGCCAATCAATTAACTCTTGCAGTTGGTAGCTCTTCAGCTTTAGCAGGGGCTTTTGTACAACCAACTGGTAACCCTTTAACACTTGGTTTTGGATCATTAACAATTAGTGGTGCAGCTAATGTAACTCCTGATGCTACGCCGTTAACTTTAGGTGTAGGCACAGTTACAGTTTCTGCTGCAGCCAATGTTTCAGTTACAGGAAATCAATTGACCATTGGTACAGGAAGTGTTACAATATCAGCAGCGGCAAACGTATTACCAACTGGTGTACCAATGACGCTAACAATAAAAGACGCGGGTATTATTACTTGGAATGACATTGACCCAGGAGCAAGTCAAGTGTGGACACCAATAGACCCGTATTAGGAGAATTATGGCATCAAGTTTTTCAACAAATTCAAAATTAGAACTTATAGCAACTGGTGAAAAGGCTGGTCTTTGGGGCACGATCACTAATACAAACTTACAAATTTTAGAACAATTATCTTCAGGTTATCTATCATCATCTCAATTAGCATCTGGAGATTTAACTTTAGCGCTTGATAATGGTGCAACATCAAATGGTAAAAATTTATATATTAAACTTACTGGCACATTAGGTGCTAATAGAAACGTAACCATACCAGATGGTTCTGAAAGAATAATTATATTTGAAGATGCAACAACAAGAGGTACATCTGCACTATATACCATAACAGTTAAAACTGTATCAGGAAGTGGAGTTCTATTACCAATTGGATCTAAGTCATTAGTGTACTCTGATGGTACAAATGTTAGTCTTGGTATTCGTAACAAAGGTTATGTAACTTTAAACTCTTCAACAATTACTGCATACACAGCGGTAGATGGTGATCAGATATTTGCAAATACAACAGCTAACCCAATCACAGTAACTTTACCTGCATCACCAGCAGTAGGATCAGAGGTTACATTTATTGATGCAAGAGGAACTTTTAATTCTAACAATTTGATTGTTAACAGAAACAGTCAACCAATAAACACAGGTACATCAAACCTAACACTAACCACTAACGGTCAAGCTTTTACATTAGTGTATGTGGATGCAACAAGAGGCTGGGCTTACAAAACTAATACAGCATAGGAGTGAATAGTGGCTCTTATTGAATATAACTTCTTACCTGGAATTGATAAGCAAGATACAACTGCAGGTGCAGAAAATAGATGGATAGACTCTGATAATGTCAGATTTAGATATGGCCTACCAGAAAAAGTAGGTGGTTGGTCTTCTTTAATATCAGATACCATTGTTGGTGTTGCTAGAAAACAACATGGATTTGTAGATCTTGATGGAAATAGATACGTTGCAATAGGTACAGATAAATTTTTACTTTTATATTTTGAAGGACAATTACATGACATCACACCTTTAAAATCAACTCTATCTTCTTCTACAATTGCAACTACAAATGCCTCAGCTATTTGTACAATAACAACATCTACATCACATAATTTAGAACCTGGAGATATTGTTTTATTTGATAGTGTAACATTACCAGGTGGCACAGGTTTTAGTGCATCAGATTTTGAAGACAAATTATTTCAAGTAACATCAGTTCCAACACCAACAACTTTTACAATTACACAAAGTTCTAATGCTGGTGCAACCGTATCAACAGGTGGAAGCATCGCTGTTAAACCTTATGAAAAAGTTGGACCCGCAGCACAATCTTATGGTTATGGTTTCGGTATATCACAATGGAATGGATCAGTTCCTGGAGCTGCAACATCTAATTTAGATGGAGCGTTGTTAAATGATACCGCTGGTACAGGTGGATCGGGAACTTCAATTACATTAGATGCAACAACAAACTTTAGTTCATCAGGAAGAATATTAGTTGAAAACGAATTAATTTCATACACAGGTGTATCATCACCAAACTTAACAACCATTACAAGAGAAGTTGATGGAACAAGTAAAGCAGCTCATTCTGATGGCACAGCAGTTGTAGACGCAACAAATTTTTCTGATTGGGGCGAAGCAGTTCTCGCATCAGAAGTAACTCTTGAGCCAGGTCTTTGGAGTTTAGATAACTTTGGTCAAGTATTAATTGCAACAATTGCGAATGGTAAAACATTTACATGGAACGCAGGTGCTGCAACACCTTTAACTACAAGAGCGTCTTTAACAACATCTGGCTTTGCAACAGGTAATAATCCAACTGCATCAAGATTAACTTTAGTTTCACCAACAACTAGACACTTATGTCATTTTGGAACTGAAACAACTATCGGAGACACAACAACACAAGATGATATGTTTATTAGATTTTCTGATCAAGAAGATATTAATGATTATACTGCAACAGCAATTAATAGTTCTGGTGATTTTAGATTACAAGATGGTACAAAAATAGTTGGTGCTATTAAAGCAAAAGAAACAATTCTAGTATTTACAGATAATGCATTATACACAATGAAATTTGTTGGATCACCTTTCACATTTGGTTTTGAGCAGGTGGGCACTAACTGTGGACTGATTGGAAAAAATGCAGTTGTTGAAGTAGATGGTTCAGCTTTTTGGTTATCACCAAATGGTTTTTTTATGTTTGATGGTACAGTTAAATCACTACCATGTAGTGTAGAAGATTTTGTATATGATAACTTTGATACTACAAAAGGTCAGCAAGTTGCAGCTGGTATAAATAATTTGTTTACAGAAGTTATTT